TTTTTGGAGCTGGTGACAGGAGTTGAACCTGCAACCCACTGATTACAAATCAGTTTAATTTTGCGTTTTATCGATAGTAAAATCAAGTTTGTTAGTCATATGTTAGTTTATTAAACTTAAAAATTCAGCTTTTCAAACTTAAAAATTCAGCTTTTCAAACTTAAAAATTCAGCTTTTCGAGTTTTAGCTGTATGTAAAAATAACACATTTTGTGTCGTTTTACAATGCGGTTATCTTCCGCATGACCAGCTCATACTCTTTCGGGTATGCAAGCTTTATGGCGCTCATGTGCTCATCAAGCACTTCCATCAAGCCTCCAAAGGGCGCGGCGCTGGCCGCTTCCACGAACTCGCTTTGCGGATTTGCTTTTGTGGAGTATGCCGCCGGGTACGACGCTGGAGGCAGCGCTTGAGTCTGCATTTCTGCCGGTGCTTGCTTTTCTTCCAGCTCATTTCTCACAGTGCAGAGGGCAGCAAGCTTCTCCACGCTCTGCCAGTCCGTCGAGCCGAATTTAAGCTTGTGGATGTGGTCATTGATCTCGTCGATGTCCATACTTGCCGCCCTCCTCCCTTATGCATTGCGCAGAATGTCCGCCGCGCGTTTGTAAGCGTCTCGCTCTGCGCCGGTAGCTTCCTGCATCATGTCCTCGATGTCGGAGATCATGCGCTCGCGGCCATCCGTGCGGGAGTAGTGCCCGCGCACATAGTGACGGCCACGGTTGGCGTAGCTGCTGCCACGGTTGTAGCCGTTTCCGGCATCGCGGCCAAAGGATCCGCGCATGTCAGCTTCCCACTCGCCCGCACGGCTGTACTCGCCGCCCTCACAGTAATCCTCAATGCGGTGAATGTCCAAAATGATGTCCACGATCTCGCCGATCATCTCAACATCGCCCGGGGATCGGTTCTTTTTGTCGGTCAGCTCCATGAGCTCATCGCACATCTCATCCTTCAGATGGTTCAGTTTATCCTGCATGACTTTATCTCCTTTCTTATGCTACCCGCTCAACGATCAGATTGCTGTTTGCAATGCTGACTGCCTGCGTACTGATGTTTTTAACCGCCACGGTCACGCAGCAGCCGCGCGGCACCTCGATGAAAGCGGCCACGAAAACATTGAAGTAATTTTCGACTGCCGCCGGAGTAACAATGGCTGTCGCGCTGGTCAGCGACTCACCGCCGACGGCCAGCGCCACGGAAATGGGTCCAACAGTGCCGCCGGTGGGAATGGCGATATTGCCGCCAAAGCTTACCTTGAAGCGCGCTTTGCATTGATTGGTCAGGCCCCGCAGGGTCACGAGGCCGCTACCCTCACGGTGCATGATGCAGGCAGGGGCTTTCACCGCAGTCTCGGTCAGGGGAAGGTTTTCACCCGCCGCCACACTGACAGTGTTAGAGTTGCTAAATTCAGCCATTATCCGAAACCTCCTTTTCTGCACAAACAGGCGCATTTACCGCATAAACGGTTTTTAAGATGTCCATCCAAGAATTGGATGGATCTGCTTTTTCCGTATCAAGCAGGGTTTTCAAAATGAAAACATAGGTGTTCAATTCCATCATGCTCATTTTGTTCTTATCCATGCTGTACAGATAATCTACAAACTGCTGTTTCAGCTCTGCTACGGTCATTCAAATGCTCCTTTCATAGAAAAACGCCGGGACTTTTGCCCCGGCGCTCTGGTTTGCAAAATCAGCTCAGGGGCTGAACATTTTGATGTGGGCATTTCCATTTTGGAAACAACCACTCAAAAAGCTGTCGTGATTCGGTTATGCGCAGCTGCCGCAGCCGGTTCCACAGCCATAGTAAATGGCGTTGGGATTGGGCACCTGATAGGCGGGCACGGGAACCTTCTGCTGCAGAGTCCCGATGATCTGGTTGGTCTGCGCGTTCATCGCGGTGGTCAGGAGCGCGCTCTGGCGTTCCTGAGAAGCAGCCCGACGCAGCTCGTTGTTCTCGCTCTGCAGGGTGGCGATCTTATCATTGGTCAGGAAGTCGAGCACCGCGCGGGTGTTGCTGTTCTGATTCTCGATGATGTCCCGGGTGTTGTTGCTCATGGTGTTCTGCGTTGCGCAGAAGCCCTGCTGCATCTGGTTTCGGGTGTCGCACTCCTGAGTGGCCAGATTGTAGTTGACTCCCTGGATCGCGGTCTGGGTCTTGCAGCAGCAGTCTGCCAGCTGTGTAGCCAGAGCATTCTGCCCCTGCATCAGCGCGACGTTGGTGCTGTTGAAGCCCTGCTGCATGGCGTTGGTGACGCCGTTCAGGCCCTGCTGCACGCCGTTGAAGCCCTGAAGCATCCCGGTGTTCATGGCATAGAAGCCGTCGCACAGGCCGCTTTCCAGCCCATTCAGCTTGTTCATGACGCTCTGGTTGTCGAAGCCACGCTGCAAGTCTGCCTGTGTGACAGCGCTGGTCATATAAGGCGAAGCGCCGCCCATGCCGCCGCCCCAGCCAAAGCCTCCCATGCCGCCCCAGCCGAACATGCCGAAAATCAGAAAGAGGACAATCCAGCCCATCCAGTCGCCGCCCCAGCCGTTGAAGCCGTTGCTGTAACCGTTGGCGGGCTGTACCGGCATGGTCAGAACCGTGCTATCAGAAGAAAGAGACATAGTTTTACTCCTTTACGTTAGATTTTGGAATTTATTCTAAATGCGGCCGCATTTCAGAATCCAAACATATTTTTCATGCCGTTGAGCATCGGCGCGATCTGCTGCGCCCGCTGCTGAATGGCGTTGAGCTGCTGTTGTGAGAGCTGCCCGGAGGTGAGCATCTGGTTTATCATCTCTTGCGGGTTCTTGCCCTGCATCTGGCCCATAAACTGCTGGAACTGCCCGCCAATGGGGTTCTGGGTCTGTCGGCCCATCGAATTATACAAGCTGCTGCTCATCGTTTAGCTCTCCTTTTCCGGCTCTGGTGCTTCCTGCTTCTCCAACGCCGCCAGTTTTGCCGCCAGCGCGTCGAACTCCTTGCGGGTGACATACTCCCCGCCTGCGGCTTGCGTGGCTGCAATCGACGCCTTGGGGCCTCCGGTGCGCTCTTTGTAATCGTAAATGCGAAGCGGGAACGGTCTGCCGTCCTGCCCAACTTCTTTGATGTAAAAGGTATCGGAATCAGCATCCAGTAAAAGCACCCGACTCCCGTTGGCGACCAGATAGCCGCGGGCTGCCGCTTCGCCCTGCACCCAGATAAAGCCGCTGTCAGTCGGTGCAGCCTGCCCCTGCATTGTCGGTATCATGACGGGCTGGGGCTGGTACTGTGCTGCCCTGAGCTGTTCAAGCTGCCCTTGCGGCTGTTGCGGGTAATACACTTGCGGGTATCCGTTATAAATCGGCATCGTTTACTCCTCCTTGTGCCAGTAATAGATCGGGCATTCTGCGCCACTGTCCCAGCTGTCCCACCACTCGCCGTCTATGACGGTCAGAACGTGGCCGGAGCAGCCAAGCACGTACACGCCGCGCGGATACTCCCGGGCAAAATCTGCCACGGTGTAACAGGTGGTGCAGTCTGCTTCCACCATGCGGCGCTTGAACCCACGTTTTTGGAGGTATGCGCCCCATGTGCGGTTGGCGCTGGGCATATCGCCGAGGGCGTAACCGGTGAGCGCCAGCGCAATATACGCCTGCTCCCAGCTCTGACCTGTGGCCGCAGCTACCGCCCGCACTGCGCAGTCCCCGACGCTGCTCCCGCGCGGGTTCGGGTTAAACTTGTGCCACATGGTGCGCCCCTCCCTTTGCGCCCATAGTACCTTTTCTGCAAAATCTGTGCGTTAAACGAACGTCAAACGAAGGACAAAAAAAGAAAAGCGCCCACACGGAAAAATCCGCATGAGTGCTTAACTGTTAAGGGCCTCACATTGGAAGCGAAAATAAAATATCACATTTTGACTCGCAAGACAAGAATTTCGGCAAAACTAGTGCGAATAAAACAAAAATCCCCTGCTTTGCCTACAAAGTACCCCGCGTAAAACGCAGGGCTTCAGCAAAGCAGGGGATTTTTACATACCCAGCATTTTATCAATGCTCTTCAGCCGATAGCCTACCGCCGTCCGGCTGTAATGCGTCTGTGCTGCAATGTCCGGCAGCGGAAGCCGCTCCACATACCGCAGTAAGGCTATCTTACGGTCTACCCTCCCAAGCGGTGCGCTTTTGATGGCCGCGGTCATCTGCTGTCGGTCAAGCCCTTGCAGCGCAGCGGGCAGCACTACGCGAGCCGCCGCCACGGGCAGCACCGAGCCAAAAAGGCTGCGGCAACTGCCCCGCGTTGCGAACTCGAGCGGTCACGGCACGGTAATGCCCCATCTTGCCGCCGTTGGCAAAATGGTCACGCACTGCGGGCCACAAAATCGGGTATGCGCGCTGGTCGTAGTAATAGCGCGACGGTTGCTCGTATGTAGTGCTTGCCATGATGTCCTCCTTTACTCCTTTTCCAGTGCCGCCTTTGCACGGTCAAAGAAAAACTGAATTACTTTGCTCATGGTCTCTTCTGTGATGGCCCACGAGACCAGCCTGCCAAGCTTGCTATTGTCCAGATAGAGACGCAGCATTTTGACACACCACGCCTTGCGTTCTGCGCCGCGCTTGGTTCCCTGAATCTCCCGCTCCGCCTGAGTGATGAGGTTGAGCACCAGATTTTTGACCGCTGCGCCGTAGCCCAGACGGATACCGCCGATGACGTAGAAAACGAGTCCGCCCAGCATCAGGATGACGGCCACAGGAACAGGAATGATGCTCAAAATTTCATTGATTGCTTCCATGATTGGTAACTCCTTTCAAAAGATAGTTGTCGATACTGGCCTTGCTTTTCTGCATCCCTTCGTGATTGTCCCCGGAGAGCTGAGCATCCAAAAGATTCCGCACACCATCAAGGGCCAAGCAAATCTCCTCGTCGATCGCGTCGAAGCGTGTGAGGTCACGTTTCAGGGCCGCTGCGTGCTGAGACGAGATGCTTTCGACTGCGCCCAGCCGTTGCTCGATAGCGTCAAGCCGCTGGTTTTGCGCGGCGTCGGGAGCCTGCGCCTTTTTGATATACTTGTGGATGATGTCCAAGACTTTGTCCAGCGTGACCGCTCCTGCACACACGCTGCCAACAACGCCCAGCACCCACAAAAGAGCCTGCTCTTTAGTCATGCGCCCTCCCGGAGACGGGTCAGGCCCTTCTTTCTGATGATACGGGGGTAGTCGAAGGTGGTTACGTTGAGGTCTACGTTGCCGGAAATGCCTGGCACACTGCCCTTGCTGGTGTGCTGGTGAGCGTTGTAGTGGTAGCCAACGGCGGGAGTGTGCCCGGTTGTATCGGACAACCAGACGTCCCAGCGGTTTGCCAGACGGCCCATGTCCAGCTCCATGTTGGAGTAGTGGGTGTAGGTGTACAGCTGGGCGTAAAAGCCCATCTTCTCCACCTGTTCCAGCGCGTAGGCAGTCAGGTTGGTGAGGTCGAGGGTGCTCATGGGTTTGAGTTTGTTTTCCTCCACGTCCACCGCGAGGGGCATGGTCAGCTCCTTGCCGTAGACCGCCTGCCGCACAAGGGCCAGCTCTGCATCGGCCATCGCTTCGCTGGTGGCGTAGGTGTAGTAATAGACGCCCACGTCCAGTCCCGCCGCTTTGGCGTTTTTGTAGTTATCCTCAAAGGTGGGGTCGATGTACAGGCCGTCTGCCCGTTTGGAGAGCTTGCGGTTGGTGCTCACGGTCTTGAGCATGGCCCCCTTGTAGCCCGCCGCCTTGACCTTGCGCCAGCCGTCGAGGGTGATTTTGCCCTGATAGCGGCTCACGTCGAGGTAGCGGTAAGGCGGGTCACCCTCCCAGCCGGGAGGAGCAGAGGTTTTGGTGTCCACAGTGGACACGTCATAAATGCTATTCTTGTCGTTGTAGATGCGATAATCGCCGCCCGGTGCGCCGGAAATGCCTGCGGAGGGGCGGGAAGGGCCGAAAAGGCCCGCGAGAAGGTTGCTCAAAAACTCAAAAAAGCCCATACGACACGTCCTTCCTCAGGCGTTGCTTTCGCCTACGATTTCCTCAAAGCCGCTCTTGACGAGGATGTCCTTCACCTTCGGCTTCAGCAGACGGGGGCAGCGCTTATACAGAGCCTTTGCCTCCTCCACAGTCTCAGCAGACATGATCTCCTGTGCCCATAACATTGCCATCATAAGTACCATCCTTTCGATTTTTTGTGTGATTTTATGCATAGACGATCTCCGACATTTCCATCAGACATTGTGTAAGCATTTCGTTCTTTTCCTGAAGCTCCGCGATTTTTTCGGCGTCAGTCTTCTCGACAGGCTCCGCCCAATCCAGATACTTTTCAGGAGCAGCCGTGACTTTTTCGAGGTCGATTTTGCTTTCATCGGCCACGATTTCCCGGTAGTCGCACTCCCACACCTGCTGTACGGGTTGAGATTCGTCATACTGCCGCTCCGTCCACTGGCCGTTGACACAGATAAAGATATACAGCGTATGGCCGTCACGTACAGACCGGACTGCGGGCTGCTCTGCATCGAAGTTTGCTTTCATGTGCTACAACTCCTTTCATTTATAGTTGCCTCGTGCCACCTTGCTTTCAGTGGGACTTCCCCCTCTGCCGCAAGCGGCATTCACCCCCGGCGCAAGGTGTCAATCGGCGGCCAAGCAATCCCAGGCCTCGCCCCCAAGCCAGCCCCAGCAAACCACACACGACGCGCCCGCATTCGACCAGTTCCAGAGATTACCGCCTTGCAAGTATTCGCGCAGGGCGTTCTTGCTTGCGTTTCTAGCGCCATAGACACGGTCGCCGACGCCTGTTTTATCTCCGGAGCCTTGCGTTGCAGGATACGTTACGCAGGTTTCCGGGTCGAAGCCGATGTCTCCAATCCAGAAATTGTCTACAAGGAAGCTGCCGACTTTCTTGTAGTTCGCCAGAATCTCGGCGTCAGTCTTGGTATGCGCTACGCCAGCAGGACAGACGTATACGTCCTTGCCGTTACTGTCGTCAAAGGCGAGTACCACATCACTGAGCACTTCATAGCCGCCCATAGCATACTCGATGCCCTGCACGCGATAGGGGTGCTTAAAATCCGTATTGCTGCCGGGACTGCCATCATGGTGGCCGATGACCGCGTCTGTTGTGCCGCTGTGCCAGTGCATCGTAGACAGAGTGATAGGTGCGTTCAGGGTGTCAGACAGAGCAACAGGCATCGTGTCAAAAGCGTCGCAGTCCAGATACACAGCACTGGTCGTATCATCGATGGGTTCAATCTTGAGAATTTTGGCTTCGTCTGCATACTGATGGACAGTCGAACCACTACGGTCATTATTGACAGTGCCGTCGCTACCCTTAGAACCGTATCCAACAGAAACCCGGCTTCCGACCAGCAAGTTCTTCGCCTGCGCCGCTGTGACAGGGAAGTATGTCAGCTTCTCGCTTCGCTGTACAGCTGCGGGATACTGCAAATTATAGCCCGAGCAACCTGCGTACTTCTCCTGACTGGACTTCACCGCATATTTAATAGAATTGAACAGAATTTGCCATGCAGTTTTCTCGCCGCCTGCGCCCTTATAGCCAGCGCCCTTCTTGGCGTAGTCTGTAATCAGACTGTTATGCGACTGGTTGCGCGCCGGAATGAGGTCGTACACGCTCCGCAGCAGACCATCCTCGCCCACGCCACTGAAGAACTTCGAGTGAATGACGTAGGGATATACGGTGTCACCAGACTTGGCAGCAGCCCACGGGGTAAATCCGTCTCGCGGGGAGTCTGTGATAGACCACAGAATATAATCCGGGTCACTATCGTCCCACTTAACATAAGGAGTCATCTGGATGACGCCAACGTCCACAGTACCGGTCTTGCGGTAGTCATCGCTCAGATGCTCGATAGCGGTGGGGTAGGCGTGGCCGGAGGAATCTCTCCTGTAGTTGCAGTTGTACCACTTGAAAAGAGGAATGTCGGCATAATCATCCCGCCCCTCGACAGTGTCGGTAGACGGCTCGCACACAAGGCCTGCGTTGTCGTCCAGCTTCTCGCAGTTGACGGTGGGGTTCGTGGCAAAGCGTGGGATTTTTACGGTGTAGACCTTTCCAGTGCGGGGGAGCTTAAAGAGCACGTCAACGGCAATGTCGATGGCGCTCGCGGTGGGGATGCCAAAGTCCAGCACAGCATTGTGCTCATCGCCGGAGTTTGTGACGGTCGGAGCAGCACCAGCGTCAAGGCCGATCACAGTGCCGACCGCGACAGTGGCGGCAGGGCCAGTCTCACCGGTGTCTCCTTTTTCGCCCCTGTCGCCCTTTTCGCCTTTAAAATTACCGCTGGCGATGCCGTCTTTCAGCTCCTGCAAGCTGCCGGCGGCCTGCTGGGCGCTCTGGCTCGCATTACCCGCACTGGTGGCAGCTTCATTGGCTGCGGTCTTTGCGGCTTCTGTGGCGGCATTTACCTGCTCAACGGCTTTGTCCCGGGCAGCATCGACGGCCTGCGTAGCGGTAGACTGCGTATCGGTCACGGCCTTTACTGCCGCGCTCTTAGCTGCTTCCACGTCGTTGAGGGCACTGGTCTTGGCCGTATCCACCGCAGCGGTTGCGGACGTCTGCTTGGCCGCTACAGCTTCCAGCGCATCGGATTTTGCAGCGCTGATTTTGTCCAGCGCGTCGGTGCGGACTTCTTCGGTCTGCTGCCGGGCAGTTTCAGCCCGGGCCGCTGCGGTTTCAGCATTATCCCGGGCGGTTCCTGCCTGCTGTGCGGCCTGTTCCGAAGCGACGCGGTTCGCTTCCTGCTCCTTGACCCACTGCTCCTCCGTGCCAGTATACCCGTACTTGACGGCAATGGCGTAGGCACTGTATGGGCCGATTTTCATTTTCTTGCTCATTTATATACCACCTCCAAATTGCCCTGACCGTCATCCTGCAAGGTGACGTCGTTGGTCAGATTGTCTGATACCACAAGCGACAAAGTACCGCTGTTGTCATCATCTTCCAGATACAGAAAGCCTTTGCTCTCTGCTGCCTGTGCGGCAAGCTCTGCCTGACGAGTGGCTTCGGCGGCGCTGGTAGCGGAGGACAGGGCGTTTTTCTCGGCGCTCTCCGCGCTTTCCAGTGCCGACGCCGCGCTCGCTGCCGCTTCATCGGCAGATGCCCCGGCCCGCTCTGCCGCGTCCAGCGCTTCCGTTTTGGACTGCTCTGCTGATGCTGCCGATTCCTTCACCGCCTCCACGAAAGCCTGCCATGCGGGTGTTCCCGGTTCCGGCTCTGTGCCGTCCTCTGTGCCGGAGTTTGCGGCCACCCGGTAGCGCAGGTCGGCGCTGGTGAGGGTGCGGACGCCGTCGCTGCCCTCGAAGGTGATGCATCCTTCGCCGGGCACTGCCGTGACTAGCGCGGGCACCTCCACCACTCCATCCTCCACCAGCGATGCGGGCGGGCTGCCGCCCGGCGTGTGCCAGAACGCCCGGAGGGTCATCCCCTTCCACTCGTCGGCGGCGCTCACCCTCAGCCGGTAGACACCGCAGTTCCTGCTGTAGCCGAAGCGCAGCATCTGCTCATAGCCTGCCAGCTTTACAGCACCGTTGGAGGCAAGAGATACGCTAAGTTCGATCATAAGCGTGCTCCTCTCTTATGCGGTGTAAGGCTCGCCGGTGATCTCCCGGTACTGCTCTGGGGTGATCTTGCTCTCCATCACCCGTTTGGCCAGCTCCGCTTTGACCTTGGGGCGGCGGCTTGCGGGCATCTCACCCCACGTCTTAGTCCCGGCGATGAGCCGGTTTGCCCAGATTTTATCCATATGCTACCTCCTTACTTGTTGACGGCGGCGTCCAGCTCGCACAGCGAGTCCTCGATAGCCGCCATCCGCTCTTCCGACGCCATATCCTGCTCACACAGGGCGTCCTCGATCTCCGCCACAAGGCCGGGCAGCTCCCTGAGTTTCTGCTCCTCTGCCAGCTTCCTGTGGAGTTCCTTCAGGCTCTTATCCATTTTGCAAAGACTCATCCGATGACACCTCCGATCATGGTGATATTGCCGCCGACGCCGCTGCCGCCTCGGGTAATCGTCACCTTGTAGTTAAAGGCCGCTCCATTGGCGGCGGTCTTGTTGGTAAAGCTGTGGTGGGCGAAAGCCTTTGCCTTGCCGCTTTGGATGTCGGTGCAGTTCTCCCACACCGGGACATTGTCAAGTCCGTTATTGGTCATCTCCACGCTGAGGCTCATGTCTGCCGGGAAACTGCCCTCCAGTGTCAGCGCAGCCACGGTGATGGTGTCGTCTGCCGTCAGGGGCTGGGCCAGCGAGAGGACGGCACGGGTCACATTTTTGGTAAAGGTAGCAGTCCACTCTGTCGAGGTCTTGCCGTCGTCCGCTTCCAGCGTCAAGGTGTTTTCTCCGTTGAGAATCTGCTGGAACAGGGCCTTCTCGCTCAGACACTGTACCGTGAGTTCGGTGCTGGTGGCCACGTTCTCGTGGACAGCCAGCGCCACGCCGTTCACCTTTTCGGTGATGGTCATGAGGTCTCCGTCGCCGTCGGTCACGGTGTAGGGCAGAGTAAACGGCTCGTTCTTCTCTCCCAGCGCCACGCCGCTTTCGCCCACATCGGAAGTGATCTTAGGCGGCTGGTTCACAGTCGGGAAGCCGTCTTTGTCAATGTACAGCGTCTCCGGCAGGGTGAAACAGGGCAGATAACCGAAAGACCCAGTGCAACTCTCTGCAAGACTGAAACTCGTTCCGCTTACGCTCTGTATGTACAAACCATTGCCAAAGTAATACGTAGAATCGCCGTCGCTGTCGGTACGGTGACCCGTATAGTTTCGTCCGGGACTTCTTGTCCAAAAGGCGGTGCTATAAGATCGGTATATGGCTGCCAATCTAGTACGTGCTGCAGTAGAAAGAGTCGTACCGTCCGAATTGCTATAACTCCCAAATCTCGATGTCCCCAATTCCGCTGACGAGATTGCAAAAAAGCTAAAGTTAGCACTGCGCTGATTTATACCATTAATGGTACTGTTGTTATAAGGATTATTCAACTCGTCATAATAGATTTTCGTACTTCCGATCCAGCTTTTCACGGTCGTTGTGAAGTTGGTCGAATAAGTAGCTTTATAATATAAACACTCCAAACACAGGGGCCAATTAGCATTGTCTGAGCGGTTATCTGTTGCTCGTGCGCCCTTCGTCACCGGACTCTCCCGGCAAAACAGCGTCCGTCCCTTGCCGTTCAGGCCGGACTCATAGTTGTGGGCCAGCACGTAAAACTTTACCTTGCTACTGCCTTCCATAAGGTAAACATATCCGTCGCCGATGGCTAAGTCTTTGATCTGCATTCAAATCCTCCTTCCTCAAAACTCCACCCGGCTCGCCGCCTTGTTCCACACACCCTCCAGAGCCACACCCTCCAGCGTGTCGAAGGCCGAAACAAAGCTGATGCCGCTCACGTCTACGCCCTGCGTCATCTCCAGTATTTTGATGCGTACGCCGGTGGCCGCTGCGTCCGCCGCCGCGCCGGAGATGGTGAGGGTGGGGTCGGTTTCGATTTTAATGGCGTTGATACGGTCGCCCACCGCCGCTGCGTCTGCCGCTGCGCCCGAGACGGTCAGAGTTTTGTCGGTGGTGACACGTCCCTCGGTCTCCACGGCAAACCGCTCCGCCCGCTTGGCAGACTCGGCAGCAGCGGTCTTGGAGCTTTCGGCGGCCTCGGCCCGCTGCGTGGCAATGCCCGCCTGCTGCTCTGCGGTGCGGGAAGAGGTGGCGGCGGCTTCCTTGGCCGCAGCGGCAATTTCGGCGCTGGCTGCGGCCTCCTCTGCCTTTTGGGTGGAGGTGGAGGCAAAGCCCTCCACATACTCAAGGCTCTCAGCCATAGCCTCCCGCACCTCGACGCCCCGCCTTGCCGTGCGGACGTCGTTGATGTTTTCTTCGAAAGTCTTGTTCACAGGTTCTTTACCTCCGTAGGCTCGTCATAGATTAAAAATCGTCCCACAGCCAGTCTGCGCCCGCGTAGGCGGCATTGTACTTGTAGGGATTGCACACGCGTTTATTATTTTGCGCCGTTCAGATACCCCGCTGCGCTCAGGGACATACTGTAAGCCAGCGAGGCCTTGTGGCTGCTGAGGGCCTGCAAGTCCGAGATGGAGTAGAAGCTCGTCCCGAAGGTAAAGCGCTTCTTTTGCGGCGCGTCCAGTGGCTCAACCACCTTAGAAAGCAGGAGCAGTGTATCAAGGCCGTGGGGCTTCGAGATAACGCGGGTCTTTTTCATCCAGCCTAGACGCTCTACGTCGATACCGGCATCATGCAGGTCAACAGCGCTCACCTCGATGCCCTCAAGATAGCGCTGCTGGCATCTTCGAAGCTCCTCGTTCGCAGCGTCCAGCAACTTTTGATTTGTGGACGCCTTGCCGTCGAGGACGATGACTTTGGTGATGACGCCGTAGACTTTTTGAGCTTCGTAGTCGTAGGCTGTCTGACTGATAGTCTTTGTGCTCTTGAAGATCCACCAGCCCTTCGACTTGTAACCCACCGCGATGACTTGGGTGACAATGTCCTCGGCCTTGACGTAGTTGGTCAAGTCAAGCATATTGACGCCAAACTCTACAGGCTGCGGGTTCGTCTCTGTGATGCCGTCATCGGCCAGATAGTCCAGATACCGGGTCTTTCCGTCATCAGAGTAGCGGACGGAAAAGTAGCCGCCGTACACGTCCGTCAGTTCGGATTGCAGGATGTCCCACGTAGTGCCGAAGTTTTTGCCATCGCCGAAATCGAGGGCCTCGTTGGTCGAGGCGTCGAAGTCGTGCAGATAGTAACCCGTGCAGGTCGACCAGCTTCCCGTGCTGGAGTTATAGAGCTGAATCGTTCCGTCATCGGTCAGCTTCCAGCCTGTCAGCGGGGTGGTGGCAATGGTGTAAATGTATTTCGAGCCTTTCTGCGTAGCGCTCAATGAGTAAAAATTGCCGTTTTTGTAGGCTAGGTTTCGCTCTACGATATATTCACTACCATAAGAAGTATCAGAAACCACCTGTATCACGTTGCCACTGTTGTAGTATCCGGAAGGGTAGCCATCCTCGATATTGCACAGCCATCTTCCATCAGCATCCTCTAGCCAGTACTCAGCGTCTCCGTCACTATCTCTATGGTACATCGGCTTGCAGTCGTTCATGTAGACTGTCTGAAAAGACTCCTGTGGGCCATCCTCAAACACATTTACGGTGCCGAGAGCAAAGCGCTTGTACTGGTTTGTCTGGCCGTTGTGGTTGCTGATGACCTTGGCCAGAAATTCCTTGATGCTGATGTCCGTGTACTTGTATGGCACGAGGGAGCTGTCGTTGAAGTAGGCAAGCTCCCCTTCGCAGTACACCTTTTGCCGCAGATAAAAATCCATCTCGTGGCTCATGACCCGCCCACGCCATAGGGTCTTGCCGTCCTGCTCTACCTCCACGATAGTCTTGAGCTTTTGCAGCGCAGAGTGGGCGATGTTGCCCAGCGGGATGGTAAACTCAAGACTGCCTGCTTTGCCCGCCTCTCGGGTAAGGGTGGGGGAGATGAGCATGGTGGCCGTGGTGCGCAGATCTTCCGCCGCAGGGTCGTAGATGCACGCTTTGGTGTCCCACTCGCCTACGGCGGTCTGCGTACCGGCATAGATTTTGTAGCTCACAGGCTTTTCACCTCCGTCGGCGTGTCATAGATGGTGTCTTCTTCGAAGCTGAAGCTGTCCCACAGCCAGTCAGCGCCCGCCGCTGCGGTGGTGTTGGTCTTATAGGGGTTGCAGATGCCGGTGATGGTGAAGATATTCTCCCACCGGTCGCGGCTTTGGGGTGTGACCGTCCAGAATCCCTCCCAGTACCATGCCGGGTCATCATCGAAAACACATTTCAGCCATTGCCCTTGCAGCGCGTTCTCCAGCGTGCTCTGCACCTTGGGCCAAAGCCTTTTCGGCTTTACGCACTTGAGCGTGATGGTGATCTTGCGCTGGGTGTAGTGGACTTTGCCGTCCATCGACTTGGAAAGGTCTAAAATGCGGTCGCTGAACGGCACTTTGACCAGAAGACTTTCGTCCGGTTCTGCCGGGCCGACGGTGGTGCCGCCGACCACAAGGTAAAGCCCCCAGTCCTTGAGGGTGTGGTAGTCTCCGATTTTGACGCCCTGTAATGTTGCCATTTAACCTCCCCTCGCTTTCCGGGTCGAGCGGATACCCAAGTCTCCATCAATGCCGTCCACAAGTGTCGGCTGCATCGCACCGGCGAGAGCCTGCACGCCGTTGGCGTCGATGACCAGCGTGCCGGTGCCGATGGCGGGAAGATGCTCATCCAGCAAGTTGGAGATGCGCTGGAGCACACTGAGCTGCTGTCTGCCGGTGGTGTCCTGCTGGCCGCTGCTGAAGGGCGACGCCGTGAGGCCCTTGTAGCGGTTGAACTGGTCGGCACGGTAAGAAAACTCCGCCAGCGAGTCGTACACAGGGGTCTTGCTGAAGGGGCTTTCGTAGTTGTTCGTGAGCTTCTCGTCCCTGTTCTTCGACCACGCAGACAGCGCAGCGCCGCCCACAAGGGCCGTCAGGCCGAGGACGACCGCCACCACGGGGTTTGACACAATGAAGCCCACAATGCCGCTCAGAGCCTTTGTGATGGTGCCTGCCGCATTGGTGAAGCTGCCAGCGATGCCCGCCAGCTTTGTGCCCACGCCTCCGGAGGCGTTCAAGCCGTCAAGGATCTGGGAAAAGCTCTTGACGGCTGTGCCTGCCTCGGTAGCACCCTCGGCGATGCCGTCGCCAAAAAGCGCCTTGATGGTGTCTTTCGCCGCGCTCAAACCGCCTCCGGAGTAGCTGTCATTTACCGCCGTGAGGGCGTCTGTCAGCCACTTGGAGATGATGTTTCGCTGCTCCTGCGTGACCTCGCCCCACACCAGCTTTGCAAAGTCTGTGGCGAGGCCCGACCAGTTGCCGTTTTTGAGGTCAGAGATCGTGCTTTGCAGCGTCCCCATGATGCCGCTCTTCCATTTGCTCTGTGCCTCGCTGAGCTGATTGTCGATGCGTTTCTGCATCTCAGAGACAGACAAAACCACCTTATCACACGTCTGCGTGGTCGTGGTCGTCACTTTTCCGGCCGCATCGGTCACGTTTTTTGTGATTTTCTTGATGGTCTTTTCTGTGCCGTCCACTACCTCAGTCCACGAGTCTGTGATGGTCTGCACCGTCTCTTTGGTGGTGCCTTTCAGCTCCTTGGTGGTGCCGTCGTAGACGTTGTAGGTGTTGTCAGCGGTCTCGGTCACGCGCTGGATGCTGCCGACGATGTTGCCAGTACCGGCGAGGATCTCCTGCGAGGTCTCCTTGATGGTGTCGGCCAGCTTTTTGGTATCAGCGGCGACGTGCTTTTGGGTTGGAGTTGTGGTTGTGGTGGGCGAAGTGGTAGTGGTGGGCGAAGTGGTAATAGAGCTTTTGCTTTCACCGGAAGACTTTGCAGGCACCCAGCCGTCATTCTCGTCCCACACCATCCCAGCGTGAGATTCATCCCAGTCCTTTTTCCCCTGTTTTGTTGTCTGGTCAGCGTTAAATGCATTCCAGTACACAGCATCCCAGTCGCCACTAAAAAGCGAAATTTCGCCTTTTCTGAAGGAATCAGCAACAGCTTTCAGGCCCACAAGTGAGGACTTTGCCTTGTCGATCACACCGGAAAGTCCGGTTATCTCCCCGATAAGGCCCGTCCATCCGTCGGTTTTGTAGGCTTCCTGCGCAGCCACCGTCATATCATTAAGATTTGAGATGACCATACCGATGCCGTTGGACAAATCGCCCGTCATGAGTCCGGCCAGCTGGCTCACGTTGTCTTTCAGGGTAGAAACGCGGCCGTTCATGGTCTGGCTCTGGGCATCCATGGCGTTGTAGTAGCGCCCGCCCTCTTCGCTGGCCGCGATAAGGGCCTCAGAAAGCAGGTCGTAGCTGACCGCCATGTTCTGGACATCCTGCACCGATTTTCCGGTGTAGTCGGCCAAAACCTGATAGATGTTGATGCCTGCGTAGGCAAACTGCTTGATGTCTACAGCCGTCGCTTTGCCCACGTTGGCGATCTGTTGAAGGTTGCCCGCCATACGGGACAGCTCCACATTGCCGCCGCCGGTGGCCGAGACAGCATCGCCCAGTGCCATAATGAGCTTACGGGAATACCCTGCATTTTCACCGGCGCTGATAAGCAGCTGGTTTGCCTCGGTAAGCGATGCCACATCAAAAGGTGTGCGGGCGGCGTCCTCCTGAATGGCTTTCATGGCCTCGTTCGCGGCCTCTGCGCTGCCCAGCATATTGGTAAAGCCGGTGGTGTATTTCTCGATCTGGGCGTTGTACTCGATGCCGGAAGAGATGAATCCCTCTGCGGCACTGAGCGCAGCGGAGTAAAGCTTCGAGAAAACGCCCGCCATGACCGTGCCCTGCGCAATGGCACCGGCCAGAGACTTGCTGGACGCTTTCTCCGTGGAGCTGGCAAAGTCATCCATGCCGTTGTTTGCAACTTTCAGCGCGGTCGTGGTTGCCCTGAGCTGTGCTTCTGCTTGTGCCAACATGGTCTTGAGATTTTTGGTCTCAGAGGACGCTTTGCCGGTCTTGCCCACCGATTCGTTGTAACGTCTGGTCAGCTCTACTACGGCCTTCGCGGCCTTGCTGTACTCTCCTGACAGCGAAGAAACGGTCTTTTTTGTCTCGGATTGCACATTCTGGATGCCCTGCCGGTAGGCGCTGTCGTCCAGCCCGAGGGTGGCGCTCAATTCAAAAAGTTTCAGGTTTCTTCACCTCCATTCAAGCCATTTTTAATGCGTGCTATCACTTCATCAGCGGACGGCTGCAGCGGCTGTGGGCGGTTTTCCACAAGCCCGGCCACCATGTCGTACCACCGCTCTTCCGCGCCTATAAGGAGCGCCAGAGCGTCCGTCATGTATGCCCGGTAGCTCAAAGCAACAGCCTCTTGCCGCCGGGTGTTCATAATGTGCTGGACAATGTAGGGCTTGCCGACGAGCCGCAGCATATCGAGCCGAATGGACGAAGTCAGGCGTCGATACTCGTCTGGCCCAGCTTCGCCAACGATAACAAAAAATCCAGCACGTCCTTGTCCTCGATGGTGGCAGTGATAACGCGCAGGGTCTTGAACGGCGTTATGGCCTCTGGCTTGCCGTCCTTGTCCACGTCCAGCTCATAGAGCAGCGGAAGCAGCTTGGCGGTAGCCTCAGCGTTTTCAAAGAGCAGGCTTTTCGCCATTGCCTTGAGATTTTTTCGGCTCTGCTCTTCCCTCTTCTGCTTCTTTTCTTCCTCGGTCTCACTGCCGTTGAAAACCGGCATGACCTTGCGCAGATCCATGACTTTGGTCTTGGTCAGCAGGTCAGACACCGCGTCAGCGATGAGCCAGCAGCGCCGCAGGAACTCGGTCTCGTCCATCTGGTTCAGGGTTTTCATGTTGTAACCTCCTTATGCTGCGGCCTTGGGGCTGTAGTACCACTCCATAGGCACCACGTCACTGCCCAGACGGGGGCAGCCGGTCAGGGTGACTGCAATGTTGCCCTTGCCCTTGTCGGTCGTCTTCAGGGTCAAACCGCCGGTGGACAGTGCATTCATCAGCCGGACTGCAACCATACCGCCATCCAGCGTGTCTCCAACCCACCAGATGTCCTTGAAGTCGCCGGTGCTGGCGGTGGGATTCAGCGTCATGCGGGGCGTGACCTTCTTGTCACTCACATCCGCAGCGCCCAGCGCCAGCTTGATAACGTCCGTTGTGACGTTCAGGGCCGTAAAGGCCAGCGTGCAGTCGTAGTCTTCAATCTGCATCAGCTCTGCGGTGTTCTTCTGGGCGTTGTCCACGTCTTCGCCAAGATCGGTGAAGTTCGCCTTGCAGGTCGCGGTGATGCCGCCGGTCGTGGCAGTGATAATGTCTGCGTCCTGAACTTCGGTCTCGCCGGTTACATCAAACTTGTTGACCACGATGCCTGCGTTGAACTGCATGGATTCGAACGCTTTCTGCGAAATTTTGGAAAATTTTCTTGCCATATTGCTCCTTACTCGCAAAATTGCGTGATTTCAAAATTGAGATATTCGCACAGATACCCTTCAGGCGGGTTGTCGAGGGGCTGTGCCCATGGGGTGCCTTTTTGCAAAAGAATAGCGCCGCCCTCGCAGGAAAGCGTTATGCTGTCCTCGAGGGCCGCGCTGATCGTATCTTCTGTTTGCAAAATGGGGGTTCTGCCGCCCTTGCTGGGGTACCACAGTCGGGCGTGGAAGGATGCCGTTTCGTTCCACCCGCCGGGAATTGTCGGCTGATAGGTCAGATACGGCAGTTCTGCGCCGGGAGGGATATTATCTTCCAGATAGCCGGGGACGCCAAAGCTATTAAAAAAGGCGTTCAGCGCCCGGTTGATGCTCTCAGACGGTCCCATTACGGCAGCACCGCCTTTTTGCACTTGACGGCCCGCAGGCCCATGCCGGATTCTTCCGGAGCGCTGCCCTCATCGGCTGCACTCGTCACCTGAAAGGTCTGCCCGTCGCTCACCCGCTTGATGTAGTCCGGGAAAGCCAGCGGCACACCGGTGTTGACAAGCAGCGTATAGGTGGACGCTGTAGCCGCCTGCTCTGCGACCTGAGCCTCCACGGTGGTGTCGTGACGCTCTACGGCCTCAAATTCCGGGCCGTCCGTCCAGCCGGACACAAAGCCGCCGACGCCGTCCGGCTCATAACTGCGGGTCTGGAAACGGTATTTTTTGGTGAAGCTCTGCATCACGGTGGATGCAGCGAACGGATTGACCATGTCACATCTTCCTCCACTGATTGATCTCGGATTTATAGCGGGTCTTGCCGTCTGCAGGCAGGCCGTCCGTGCCTGTAGCCATCGTGCCGGACCACCCGGCAAAGGACTGGGACACATACACGCCACCGGCCGGGAGCGCCTTGTCGTATGCGTCGATTTTTTCAGCCAGCGCCACAAAATCAGGCGGCACGCGCATAGGCTGCACCGTGCCGTTAAAGGTCTCGGCAGTCAGATCACCGTCCCCGGCCTTGTGCACGCCGTCATTGAAGATAGATCCGCACACTAGGAAATACTGTCCCGGCACTACCCCGGCGGGCACGGTGTCCGGCTCAAAGGCGAACTCCCCGGCAACGGGGTCGTCCGCCCGGTCAAAAAAATTGTGTGTGTAAACGCACAGCTCGGGGACTGTCATGCAAAGTCACCTCTTATTCTCGCCCGGTGGATTCAGAGGCGGCCACAGCGGGCTCGGTGTTGGACGTGCCGACGGTCACGACTGCGATGCCGTCCAGATACTCTGCCCACAGCTTCATGCCCATGATGGCATAGTTGGTAGTGGTGGCGTTCTTGTAGTTGTACTCGGTATGGTAGCCCAGAAGGTTGGTCTCGCCGGAGACGGTGTAGTTTGCGCCCATGGTGGCATAGTCCCGGTCGGCAGGATCAACGTAGTACAGGTCGATGTTCTCCACGGGGATGGCGATCACCTTCTTCTGCTCGATGTAAGCATCAGGCAGGAGGAAGAGGGTGCTGTAACCGAGGAAGTTCTTCACATAGTTCAGGCCGAACTCGGTCTGAACGGTGATCTCCTTGTCGCCCAGGTAGTCGTAGAAATCCATGATGTTGGCAAAGCCCACGACCTCGGTCACGTCCAGATTGTCGTTGGCAAATCGCTTCAGGACTGCGCCCTTTGCGATAGCAAGGGCACGCTGCCAGGTCTTCTGGGTGCCCACCAGCTTGCCGGTCTTGAGAAAGGTGTAAAAGTCGGTCAGGACCTTCTTCTGCAGCTCATTGCGGAAAGCGGTGTCTGTGCGCTCCACGGCCACGGTTGCGCCGTACTTGGTAACAGCCTCGATGGAAACTGCCTTTGCCCACTTGCCAAGCTCGATGTCGTCATAGGCCACGGGCTCAACCTTGGTCTTGGTCAGAGGGATGTCTTCACCTTCACCCACGGCGGTGCCGCCCTGCAGGCCGCCGTCAACGGTCGCCTTGTAGGAGATCAGCTTTGTGCCAGGTGCCTTGCGGATGGGGCGCATGATGCCCAGAATAGTTCTCAGGGAGTCCCAGTTCTTCTGGAACTGGGTAACGAAATCCACCTCACGAATAGAGGTAGTGATCTGGGAAGCAGTGGTAAGATTTACGGGTGCTGCCATGTGTTACTCCTTTGCTGCAAGCCCGAACGCTTCAGGATTGGCCGCAATGGCCGCCTGCCGTTCGTTTGCGTCTTTGATGTTGATGATCTGCTCTTTGGTCATTTTGGAGCCGGTGTTGGTGGGCGGGGTGTCCACCTTCGCGCCGGTGGTGGTCGTAGTTCCTACGAAGTCGCTCCAATCAGCCTTCAGGCTGTCGGCGTGCTTCTTGGCGTCCTTTACCTCGCCTTTATCGTCCAGCTCCAGCTTGTCGATGTCCTCGCCGGACAGCCGCACAACGCGGTCTGCGTACTTATCCAGCACCCCGGCGGACTTGAGCAGCTCCCGGAACTTGGCTTCCTTGGCTGCGTGGGTGTCCTTCTGGGTCTGCTGGGCCTTGTAGTCGGTCAGCGCCTTTTCGGCGGCTTCCTTGCCGCCGTTGGCTGCATCGCGGTCCTTCTCGGCCTGTGTGCGGGCTGTTTTTTCTGCATCCAGCTGGTCTTTGAGTTCGTCCGTCTCCTTGTGCAGGGCGTCCAGAATGGCCTTGGCCTTGTCATCGTTGGAGGTTTCGGGGTTCTCCAGAATCGTGCGGATGTCAGCTCTTTTGAGTGCCATGTGATAGTCCTTTCTGCCCTTGCTCGGGCTGCCATGCTTGGCAATAAGGTTTATTTGCCGGACGTGCTGCCGGTGTGGTGCCGCCTGTGGGGCTTGAACCCACGGCCCCCGGATTACAAATCCGGCGCTCTGCCAACCTGAGCTAAAACGGCATAAAAAAGCGGCTGACGCCGTGCGCCAACCGCTAGGTATTTAGTTTTAGAGCGAGAATTCACAGTCTGTGTCTGTCGGATAGTCCTGCGCTTCGGCCGGAACATAGACCAAAACAGAAATTTTGGCTCTACCCTCGCCGTATGCGTTATCGCACATCTCCTGAAGTGCTTTGCGTGCCTGAACACCAGCCGCAAACAGCTCTTCGACTTTTGCAGCCTTGGACTTGTTCTTTTCCTTTACCTCAAGCATCTGCTTTTTGATTTCTTCAATTCTTTCGGCAGACTTATGATAAAGTCTTTCTGCGTTTTCCTGCATTTTCACAGCAGCTTCAAGCTGCGCGCTCAAGCTTTCAAGCTCTGTCATCCTTATACCTCCTTGTTTCCTTCTTCCACCGCGATCTCTCGCAGCTCGTCAATGTGTTCTTCCACCGCCGGGCGGAGGAACGGTCGTGGGGCCATGCCCCGGGTAAAGTGCCATTTTCCGTTGAAGTCCATCCATACCCACGGCGTTTTGCGTCCGTTGCCTTTCTCGGCAAAGATGCCCGTGCCCAGCTCCACATACACGCTGTAAAAGAGATTTGACCCGATGGTCACGGTCTTTTTTGCGAGGTCGAGGGCAAAGGTCAGGCTCTGCTTGAGCGCGCCGCCCACGTAGCCCTCAATGCCCGTGCTGTCTGCCGTGCCGGTGGGCACAAGCAGCTGTGCGTAGTCCTGCACCGTCATGCCCCAGATGGTCAGCACCCGCTCTGCCCATGAGTCCAGAGCCTCATGCAGCTGCGGGGTGTTGTCGGTGAATTTGATGTCGTATTCAAATTTCATGGTTTACTCCATGTATAACAAACCCCGCCCCGGTGTGGGGCAGGGTCGGTTATTCAGTTAGGCGAACATTTTAGTTTGACCGTTGATGTTCTGAATCATCATTGCGGTGTTGGTGCTGGGCTTCCAGCGGTTGACGTACTCGATAGCTTCATCGAACCGCTTGCGGGGGATGTTGTTGCGGGCGCTCACTCGGAACCAGTTCTGCAAGTCCTTGTTCAGCTCACAGTAGACCATGCCGCGCACGTGGGTGTCCTCATACGCCGGGGAGTCTTTGCCGCCCAGAACTTCAGTTACAACGCGGTGGTTCACGGCGTTCTTGAGGGTCTGCTGCTGGCCGTAGTCGATAACGGAGTTGTTCTCCAAAGCCGTCACACGCTGGTCAAGCTGTGCCGTGCGGTTGTCCAGCAGGAAGATAGCCTGCATCTCTTTGGTCATCTTCGGCATCATGTAGGAGCCGGTCTTGCGCAGGGTGGGCAGGACTTCGGAAGTCACCCAGTCGGTAAACTTCTCGGCGGTGGGCAACTTAGAGCTGAACACCAGACGGTAAAGGTCAGATTCAGGAATGAAAGTCATGTCCTGTTCGCCGCTACTGGTGGGGAGGCGGTGTTTTACCGCCCCCTTGCAATGAGCAGAAATTGCATCCTTGGGCGATTTATAGCCCAGTGCCATTGCGACGTCTTTGCCGCAAAACATAATTGCGCCGTTCTCCTCTTCTAAGGTGCGGACGGTGCCAAAGTCGGGGTTGTTGAAAATCTGAATGTCGTTCATAATTATTTCTCCGTTCTCTTGATGATTCCACTTGCGAAAATCCACACAAGACGCAGGCGGCGCACATCGGCCTTTTTCAGCAGGCCGTCGATGACCTCAATATAGCGGTCACGTTCAAATCGAGTATCGTTCATGCGCTCACCTCCGCTTCCAGCACTGCATCAACTTCCTTTTCCAGCCCGGTGAGGGATGCAAACAAGGCCGTCAGCATAGAGCTGTACATCGGGGCTTCGTTCCAAATTTGGCTCACAAGCTCGCTGGTGCGCTCCCGCTTGATCATATCGGTCTTGTGCGTTTCCTCAAACCAGTTGGCAAAGATGTTCAGTAAATCGTGAATTACTCGGAGTTCGCCAGAAACAGCATCCAGTTCAAGCTCCACTTTCGTGATTTTTGGTGTTTCCATTGCTAAAACCTCACATTTTACTTGACAAATCGCTTATAAAAAAATAAAATGGAGGTGCAAGGGGCTTCTTGACTGGTTGCTTTCTTGTGTCTTAGCGGTTCAGCGTTCCAGCGCTGGCCGCTTTTTTATATGCGTCAAACCGTGCCAACTGCTCGGCTCTTGTGAGCTTTGCAAACTCCTTGCTAGTCACGGAGCATCACCTCGTATAATAAAATAGTAGTATTTATAGACCGCTCTCCAGCGGAATGCTACA